CTGAGAGAATAACCTCGGCAATCCCGGGCGATAAAAGCGTCAGACGGAGGACGCGGCACAAATAGGCTTCGTTGATTTTTTCCGCTCTTGCGAGATCACGCACGGTCGCAAATAGCTTCGATTCCAGAATTCCGCGCCAGCGGTGCGCGCGTGCGAGCGCCTTGACGATCGTGTTATCGACCCGCGCCGGCGGTGGCGACCAAGGTGCAGCATTTGCGGGTGTGACCACTTTCTTGCGCCCTCCCGTTCGGCGCATGGAGATGGGAATGCTGACAACCATGGTGCGACCATCGCGGCTTATCCTCGGTCGCTCGACCTCACCCACGGAGATGGTAATGGGCTTCATCATTCGGCGGCCTGCGGCAACTCAACTGGCGACCGAAGCTCGTTGGTGAGAGAAGTCAGGCCTTCGATCTTCAAGGTGATGTCTAGGCGATCAGGGTGCACATCGACTCGCGCCACCAAGAGCTCGACGATGCGCGCTTGCTCCGCCGGAAAAAGGTCGTCCCAGAGTTTTTCGAATTCAGTGAGGGCAGCGCGGACCTCACCTTCCGTCACCCCTCGGCCGAGCTTTTTGGTGGCGCGCCAGGTTTGAATGATCACCTCGGGCGTCCGCATAAGGTGGCGAACCTGGTCCATGACGATCCGCTCGATCTCGGCCGCCGGTAGCAGCCGAACGGAGCAGTCGGACCCGCGCTTCATGGCCGTCTGGCTAATGTAATAGCGGTAGAGCTTGCCGGACCGACGGGTATGGGTCGGGGACATGGCAGCACCGTCCGACCCAAACAAAAGGCCCTTGAGCAGAGCTGGCGTTTGAGCCCGTGCGTTCCCCGCGCGTGTGCGAGGGCTGACCTTCAAGATGGCATGGACCTGTTCCCAGAGCTTCTGGTCGATGATGGGTTCGTGTTCGCCGGGGTAGGACGTGCCCTTGTGCACGGCCTCGCCGATGTAGACGCGGTTGTTCAGAAGCCTGTAAAGGACGCTCTTGTCCAGCAGGTGCCCGTAGCGATTGGTGGCGCCGCTGGCGACCAGTTCGCGGGCGAGCAGGGTGGCCGATTTCAGCTGGACGAACCGTCTGAAGATTGATCGCACCCGTTCGGCATCTCCAGGGTGGATCACCAGTTTGCGGTCGCGTACTTCGTAGCCCAGGGGTGCCCAGCCGCCCATCCACTTGCCGCGCTTGCGGGAGGCAGCAACCTTGTCGCGGATCCGCTCGCCGATCAATTCACGCTCAAACTGGGCGAACGTCACCAAGATGTTCAGTGCCATCCGGCCCATAGCATCCTTGGTGTTGAAGGATTGGGTCACCGAGACAAACGTAACGCCATGGTTTTCGAACATCTCGATGAGATTCAGGAAATCGAGCATTGACCGAGAAAGCCGGTCGATCTTGTAGACGACAATGACATCGACCTTCGCAGCTTGGACGTCCGCCAGGAGACGCTTCAAGGCGGGCCGTTCCAGCGTGCCTCCTGAAAACCCGCCGTCGTCATAGTGGTCGGCGACCGAAGCCCAGCCGTCAGCTTTTTGGCTCGCCACGTAGTTCTCGCAGGACTCCCGCTGCGCGTCCAACGAGTTGAAGTCCATATCGAGGCCTTCCTCGCTCGACTTGCGCGTGTAGATGGCGCATCGCAGCTTCCGGACGGTTGGCTTCGTTTCAGCTTCCAGCACCCCTAAGGTTTCCGCATGGCCCTTGGTGGATCGGCCGCGGCGCGCGGGGCGACTTTGAAGCATCATCATTTCCGCCCCAGGGCAGTGTTTTTGAGGCCGAAGAAAACCCAACCATTCCACCTAGTCCCGGTAATCTCACGGGCGACTGAGGACAGGGATTTGTAAGGCCGGCCGAGATACTCAAAATCGTTCGCCCGAACCGTCACGCAGCGTTCGACGCCTTGCCATTCGCGGATCAATTTAGTTCCGTTAATCGGGCGCAGGCTCGGCTTGGCCTTGCGCTCGATGGGGCCAAGATTGGCGTATTGCTTGGACATGGCCGTCAGCCGCTCCAAGGTTTCCCGGCTCAGCCCGCCGAAGGCCAATTCCTGGATTCGGTAGGCCAGCCGGCTTTCCAGGAAGCGCCGGTTATAGGCGGGAGGCTCGGTCTCAAATAGTTCGCGCCAGCGCGCCTTTAGCGCCGAGGCTGGGGCCCCCCTGAACGCTGCCAACTGAGCCAAAACCGTCTCGTTCATGCCCGTTCCCCATTCTCCAGCACGGGTTCATGAGTGCTCCGATCGGGCCAAGCTGGAGCTGACAGACCTCGGCAGGCTTGGCACGGATTTGAAGCTCTTGGGCTTCAACGAACATGAACTTGTCAGAGCCTTGGGCGGATCAACAGGCTTAATTCCCGAGGACGCGGTGCCGGAACCCTACGACGAGGCGGTCTCAAAGTCCGGCGATATCTGGTTGCTGGCGCCCCATCGCGTTGGTTGCGGCGATTCTACGGACGGCGTCTTCGTGTCCGCCGTGATGGGCGATGGTTTGCCGGATCTTATGGTCACGGATCCACCATACGGCGTTGAATACGATCCCGCATGGCGGCACAGGCGCGGTGTAAATAACTCCGCCAAGAAAGATAAAATCCAAAACGATGAAGTTGCAGATTGGACGCCAGCCTGGAATTTGTTTCCGGGCCAAATTGCCTATGTCTGGCATGGGGCCTTACGTTCAACGATTGTCGCTGAAAGCCTTTTCAAGGCGGGCTTCACCATCCGCGCCCAGATCATTTGGGCGAAGGAACGGCTCGTCATGAGCCAGGGAGACTATCACTGGCAGCACGAGCCATGTTGGTACGCCGTCCGAAAGCACGGCAATTGGACAGGTGACCGAAAACAAACATCACTCTGGAGCATCCCGAGTAACGGTCAGGATGCTGAGACGAAGCACGCGACCCAAAAGCCGGTCGAATGCATGCGGCGACCGATGTTGAATAATTCGACTCCTGGCCAGGCGGTGTATGAGCCCTTCCTGGGTAGCGGCACGACGTTGATCGCTGCCCAATCCTGCAATCGAGTCTGCCTGGCGATCGAGATCAAACCCGCTTTTGTCGACCTCGCCATCCGCCGGTGGCAGGCATTCACCGGCGAGAAGGCCATCCGTGAATGCGACGGCGTGCATTTCGATACTCTGCTCCCGAGCGTTCATCCGCAGAAGGTTGATCCTTTCTCTTCACTCGATCAGACATTCTGATGCGCGGCCGTCGTCCGAAACCAACAAGGATCAAGGCTTTGACAGGCAATCCAGGAAAGCGTCCGTTAAACCTTCACGAGCCCAGGCCCGAACCAGCTCTGCCGGATTGTCCCCCGGAGCTAAGTCCCGCTGCGCAACGTGAGTGGACGCGATTGACCGTCGAGCTATCAAAGCTCAATCTGATCACCAATCTCGATCGAGGGGCACTAGCCACTTACTGTGGCGCCTACGGAATGTGGGCGGAAGCGATGGAGCAAATTCAAAAATACGGGACCATGGTCAAATCGCCGACCGGCTTTCCGATCCAGTCGCCTTACCTTTCGATCGCCAATCGCCAGGCGGAAATCATGATGCGGATCGCGTCGGAGTTTGGCTTCACTCCCGCAAGCCGCAGCCGGATTTCAGCGCCTCCCCCAGATCAACTGCCGCTGTTCTATGGCGTGCCAGACCAGGAAGGCTAGGGAGGTCCGGGAGGTCCCGCGCGGCGCGGACGCTGAGGCTGCGAGGCCCGAAGACGCCCTACAAGCGAACCAGACGGCACAGAAGAGTCTGATGCTTCTAGATCAGTATAGCCCGCAGCGCCCGCAGCTGGGGTTTGCGTCAGCATTTGCCGAACGGCCCGAAGGGGGCGCAGTTACGGTTCCTGTTAGGGGGCCGGATACCCTCACCCGGACCCCGTTTAATTGGGGCCGCCTCAGTTAGCGGCCTCTTTAATTTCCGATGACGGTGAATGTCTGCTGTCGGAGGTCAGGCGGACGAGGGCAGCGGGCTTCTCGACTTCCGCTTTTGATCCAAGGCTGACATAGGCATCACGCTGGCTTACGCAACGATAGACATTAGCCAGCTGCCTCGGTCCATTTAGCTCCGGTCCAGTTTTTCTGAAAAAATCGAAGAGGCAGGCAACAGTCTGCTTGTTAAGCGCCTTGTCGCCCACGAAAATTGGGTTAGAGCTAAGCGGTAAGTTTTTCAGCGGGATGAGAATAATGGACAGACCCATTTCCAGGAAGTTCAGAGTTCGAGGATTGCTAACCGGTGCTTTTGTTGGACTGTTACTTGCCGCGTTACCGATAGCGGTGTGGCTTGATCTAACCAATCTTGTCGATGCTGCGCTGCGGCGGCAGGCATCCGATCTAAATTCGGTGATCAGCAGCGTTCGTGGATACTATGCAACGAATGTAGTTGGTAGGGTCCTAGCCAATCCAGGCGCAACTCAAGTCATTCACAACTATGAATCGGTCCCCGGTGCAATTCCAATTCCAGCGACCCTGTCGTTGGAGTTGGGGAAAGTAATTGGCACGCAACAGCAAAACATCAACTATCGGTTTGTTTCCGACTATCCGTTTAAAAATCGAACACCGCACCAACTCGATGCATTCGAACGAGATGCGCTCGAAAGTCTTCGTGAAAATTCGGACCAAAAGATTGTTGATGCTTCAAGTACGTTATTCACCGATCAGGTTAGGCTGGTCGCACCCATTCTGATGGGAACAGCTTGCGTAAATTGTCACAACTCTCATCCGGAAAGCCCGAAGAAGGACTGGAAGGTTGGCGACGTCAGAGGCATTCAAGAAGTAACAATAACTCAACCGATTGCCGCAAACTTATTCTCGTTCAAATATCTTTTGGCCTATTTTATTTTGGCGGCTATCTGCGGTGTCTCGTTTATAGGGATGCAGCGACGTCAAGCCTTGCAAATCCAGGGTATGAATCGAGAACTGGAGTCAGCCAATGATTTTCTGGCGACGCTATCGATGAAAATCTCGCGCTATATCTCGCCGCAAATATACAAAAGCATTTTTAGTGGCCAAAAGGATGTAACAATTCATACCGAACGCAAGAAGTTGACGATCTTTTTTTCAGACATTCAGAATTTCACGGCTACGACCGAGCGACTGCAGCCCGAACTAATCACCGAATTGCTAAATGAGTACTTTACAGAAATGTCTGTGATTGCCCATCAGCATGGCGGCACAATCGATAAATTTATTGGCGACGCCATGCTGATCTTTTTCGGCGATCCTGAAACAAGGGGGGACCGATCCGACGCGGAAGCTTGTGTGCGGATGGCTTGGAGCATGCAGCGGCGTCTCGTTGAACTTAATGCTAAATGGCGAGCTTCGGGTGTCGAACAGCCATTTAAGGCTCGAATGGGAATCAATTCCGGATATTGCAATGTCGGCAATTTCGGAAGCGCGGATCGGATGGATTATACGATCATCGGTGCCGAGGCCAATCTGGCCGCCCGGCTGCAATCGATCGCCGAGCCGGGCGGCATCGTCATCAGTTACGAGACGTTTGCGCTCGTAAACGACATTATCACCGCACATCCGCTCGCATCGATTTCGATGAAAGGCATAAGTCGAGAAGTGATTCCGTATTCCGTCGACAATTTGCTGTCTAAGTCGACGGAACGAAGCCACGTCGTCGTCGAAAGAATGACAGGAATGGATTTTTACCTTGA